TCACGGGCGAAGCGCCCGAAGATAATCGCCGGCTCTTTTCGGATATTGTTCAGCTCAGGGAAGATGCGCGGGATGATTGCGCGGTAGACGGGGTTTTCTTCCAGATAATGGAGGAGGATGGACTCATCATCGAGCGCGGCAGCGAGCTTGACAACAATTTCAGGGGACGGCCCCCCTTTGAGTTGGTTGGTCTCTATTTTACGGACCCCGCTCACTGACATACCCAACTCTCTCGCTAGGTCTGCGAGGTTCCATCCTTTTGCCTTGCGGGCAGCTGATATTTTTTGGCCTACGGTCATGGGTGGTTTCCTTTGTGTTACTTTTGGTGCAACCATAAACCCCCCATAGTGCAGTGTCAACAATAAATTTACACCCTGAGTGTTATTTAGCGCCAAACGGATCAAACATGCACCACCTAAGGTGTTGATTTTAGGGGTATTTGCACCTAATGTGCAAATGTTGACAAAAAAGAAAAAAACATTTCTAATCACCGCATGACAAAGGGACTTGGCGACAGAATAAAAAGCGTGAGGTTGAAGATTGGGGCCGCTCAAAAGGAGTTCGGAAAGAACTTTGATGTGAGCCCTAGCGCAATCTCGTCCTACGAGCGTGGTGAAAAAACCCCACAGGTAGACACTCTGGCAAAAATTGCTGCCATGGGAGGGGTCTCTCTCGACTGGTTGATAACGGGCAAGGAAGCCGCGACCCAAACAAAAATTGTCACTAGAGAGGAAGCCTTAAAGGAGGTTGCAAGGGCGGCCTACCAAGGGGATAAATCCTTTGCAAGAGGCATCTGCGAGGCGGCGGGGCTATACGTCACAGAAAACGGTCTTGAAAAAGAGGAGGTACTTCTGATCGAAGCTTACCGTTGTGCCAGCGAGGAGATCAGGGAGGAAGCCCTGGGGATGCTGAAACGCTCAGCCGAACGATCAAAGGGAAGAGGCGGTGGCGAGAGCGACTCTCAACAGCAGAACTCCGCATAGAGATGAGGCGGCTTGGGTGGAGGGAGCTTTGATGATGGGAAAAAGGAGGGGACTGTGGCATTCATAAAGTGTGACAATTGCGGCAAACAGTATTCGGACAAGGCACCGGCCTGTTCTTTTTGCGAAGGCAAGGCGGCACCCCCACCCAAAACACCCATCTTAACCAAAGCTTTGTCGGCGGCAAAATATCTAGCAAAAGGGGTGGGTGCTGCCCAAAAAGCCATGTCCCGGTACAAAAAGTTCAAAACAGATTGCCCTATGTGTGGGGTCAATCTAACTATGAAAATTAACACCGAAACCCCGGCCGAAAAATATCGCCCGTCAGAGTTTTTTAGAAAAATTGGGACAGGAGACTGCCCTTTTTGCAAAACAGTTTTGACTTTAGTCATTGATGAAAGCGGAAACGTGCTGTCCCGTGACGCAAAATGGGACGATGAAGAGAGAAAATACGAGGAGAGGTCCGGCGCGATAGAAGATGAAATATCAGAGTTACAAGATCAACTTATTGTAGACGAGGAAGAGGATGGTACCCAGTTTACTGCAAAGCAGACTGCCTCTATTGAAAAAAAGATAAAAACCCTTCAAAAGCGGCTTGAAAAGATTGAAGATACCTTTGCAGACAGATCAGATAGATATCAGGATCGACAACTTAATTGGCAAGAAAAAGCAGAACGGAAACTTGGCAGCTAACACTGAAAGAGGGATGGAGACCCAGCGGCAAAGCGTCAAACAACACCTGCAGAGGGAAGGGGTTTAACCATGGAAGTAATCGGGTTTTTTGGTGTGATCCTCGTGGTTGCATTCCTTGCATTAGCCGTCCTCGCCGTATTAATGCCGTGGTTCGTCTATCGAAACCAAGAATTTACCTATCAGGCGTGGCAGGAATTGCGAGGAATAAGCAAACAGCTCGGCATCCTGATCAGCCTGACCCGCCCAGAGGTATCACCAGACACACCCCCGCCCGAGCGACAACCCATCAGCATCCTGCCCGATACCGGTGAGGGGAAAATAGGCCACATCCGGTGCAATACCTGCGGCCATAAAATGGAATACGCCAAACGTCTCGGCGGCAAAGAAGTCAAGTGCCACAATTGCGGATTGGTTTTTTCACTACCTTTTTGAAGGAGGAAATTATGAAACGATTGATGCTTGTTATCGCCATCCTCGGTGTCGCCGCATCGGTACAGGCGGGCCGAGACGACGTATGGAGCGCAAGAACACAAAAGATCTATCGTAGCGCTGCGGGCGACAATGAGGTCAGCGTCTATCTCAAGCTGGTCAAATGCTCCGGATCGTCGCTGCTCGATGGCGAAATATGCGGGAAACCCGCCAAGGGTCCAGCCGTATGCAAAGAGGTCAGCGGCGGCCGGATGAAACAGGGAGACAGCACCACCCTGTGGGTCAAACTCCCGCGCACAAAATATCCCATCGAGCGGGTGTATTTTAAGGATTAACCATGTCCATCCGCCCCAACAAAGACAACAAAGGTAACATCCTGCCCCGCTCGTGGATCATCGACTACTACCCCCAGGGTCGCAAGGGTAAGCGGGTGCAGCAGGTAGCCAATGACATGACCGAGGGCGAGGCCTGGGAACTGGAATCCCAGATCCGGCGCCAGTACGGGACGGCCGTCCCTCTGCACGGCAAGGTTATCGACGCGCTGCCGGGATGGCTGGCAGCCGGGCGCAACAATTACGCGGCCAGCACCTACCTCGATATCCAAAATTGCCTCAAAAAACTATCGCCCCACTTCGGGCAAAAACTCTGGACGGCCCTCAACCAGCCCCTAATCGAAAAATACAAAACCGCACGACTGCAAGACGGGGTCGGCAAGCGCACGATCAACAAAGAACTGACCTGGTTTTCGAGCCTCTGGAAGTGGGCGGCAGCCCATGGCCATTGCAATCAGCCACCATTCCGGATTCCGGTATTTCCCAAAGTGCGGCGGCCGCAGATCCGAGTGCCGAGCATGGACGAGGTGCAGTCGGTGATCGACAACATCGAGGAGCGATACCGGCCGATTCTGCTGCTGTATTATGACCTGGGATTGAGACGGGAAGAGGCCCTGCAGATCAAAGGGGAGGACATCTGGCTCAACAGCCGCGAGGTGTGCGTCATCGGCAAGGGCAACAAGGAAAAGATCCTGCCCATCACCACCCCGCGATTGTTCGAGGTGCTGAAGACCGCCAAGCTGCAGCACCCCCTGGGGTACCTGTTCCGCAACGCCAAAAACAACGGCAAACCCTATCACAGCATCCGCAAGGCGATCATCCGCGCGGCCGAAAAAGCCGGCATCGACCAGCGCGTTTATGCCCACCTATTCCGGCACAGTTTCGTCACCCACGGCATCGAATGCGGCGTCGAAATCACGGCTCTGCAGACCATCGCCAGGCACAGTGATATCCGCACCACCCGCGAATACATCCACCTGCGCAACCAGCACCTGCGCAGCGAGGTAACAAAACTGCCTGGCTACACCAGCCAACCCGATGAGGAGATAACCCCGCGAGAAGACAAATGATTCCAAAGTGCAAATAATACTGAAAATCCTCGTGTCGGCGGTTCGATTCCGTCCCTGGGCACCAATAAAAACAAGGGGTTATGGGTGTTTTCCATAGCCTCTTTTTTTATGCCATCTCACTACATCCCACTACACCTGTCAGACGGTGTAGATGACTTCCCCGCCGAGGGCGGCTAAAGGTGCCGGTCCGGTGACGGTGACGGTGCGGCCGTCGGTGTGCAAGGTCAACCTGGCGCCGGGTTGGTAGGTGGTGCCGGCGGGCTTGACGGCTTCGCGGATTTCGCCTTTGCTGGTGCGGACCTGGACGGTGTCGGTTTTGTCCTGGACGACAGTGCCGGTCAAAATATTTGTTTGATCGATGGTGAGGCGCTGGCGCAGTTTTTTTAGGCTCATACTTCCTCGTAGTAGGCGGCTTGCAGATCAAAGCTGATATCCTCATCGCTGTCGTCGATGGTGCGCTGGGCGGCCAGTATCTCGCATTTCTGGGCTGTCATGCCGAGTGCGGCGCAAGTGATGGTGGCGATGGAGCCGGGGCGCAGGTCGCGGGTCTGCAGGGTGCCGGCATCGGTGGCCAGGACGCGGACGCCGACGCGGTGGCGGTGATAGGTGGTCTCGTCGATCTTGACGCGGCCTACCTCTCGGGCCTGGGCTTCGGTGACGATCAGCGGACTGGTGTGGGTGTCGAGCCAGACGACGTTAACGCTGCCGACAGTTTCGTCGCTTTCGGCGAGGGACAGGGAAATGTCGCGGATGCAGACGACGTTCGGCGGCGAGGCGTCGGTGGCGGTCAGCGCCGGAACGCCGGCGGTGGTGAACGCCCAACTCCGGCTGACGGTCTGCCCGTCGCTGTCGGTGCCAGACACCACAATGGTGACGCGCTCGCCGTATCCGGAATTACCCGGCGGGGTGTAGGTGACGGCGAAACCGTTGGTGATGGCTGCAACGGTGGGGGTCTGGCTGGTACCGTTGACGGTTAACGCCACAGTGCCGGTCTCGATGCCGCCGAGGGCGTCGGTGATCTCGGCGTAGAGGGTCCAGTCGCGGCGGACACCGGCGGCGTTGGCGGCGGGGCTGATTTCGGCGATCAGGCGGTAACGCTCCAGGGTATTGTCATGGAGGCCCGTGGTTAACGTCTCATCGATCCAGACGGCGCTGCAGTCGCCGGCGGCGGTGTTTTTGTTGGCGATGCTCTCGGGGTCGCTGATATCCAGCACGCCAAACCTGCCGCCGGCGCTGCCGTCGCTGGTGCCGTAGGCGAGGAGGTAGCCCTCCTTCCAGGCAGACTTGCAATCGGTGACGGTGCCAAGGTCTTCGGCATAGTCGGTCCCGCCACCGCCCGGGGTGGTCCATGTGATACTATCTATGTTGCCGATAGCACCGCGCCCGTCGATAACCTCCCCTTGCGCGATTAAAATATCGCCGGACTGATAGGAGGAGTCCTCAACATCGATCCGGAGCACATCGTCTACATAGACCTGCACGCGACCCCCGGCAATCCTCAACTCATAGTCATGATAGGCAGTATCCCAGTCGGACGGGGCCTGGCCCGAACCTAGATTGATAAATGCCCCTACCGAGCCAGGGCGCTTGGCCAAAAGAATCCCTGTGGATGATCCTTTATCCAGGGGCATGATCGTATAGCCAGCCTCTAATGTCGTGTTCCACCATTTAGTCGTCCCGCCGTCGTCCATATCGACGATTGCACCGCTGCCTATGCAAATATTGAGCAGCCTGGTGGCATTGGTCCCGTCGCTAACCATTTTACCCCGCACTTTGACGCTGGTGTGACTATCCGCGGTCCTCCTCATGGCAACGCTGTTATTTACGTTTTGCTGCGGGGTCAGGACAACGATCCCACCGGTTTGGGAATGGGAGCCGGACCCGCCCTGATTGCTGTAGGTCCATTCCGCCGAGGTGGTTGGCTCGTCTGATAAATCGTCGGTGCTCTCCTCCCCTACGGGAGGATTGGCGGCGTCGACCAACATTAACCCTGCGCTGTGGCTGATCATCAGATTGTCCGTCCCGGTCTCGAAAACCAGGGCGTTTGCCGTCACGATGATGGTTGTTTCAGCGGCAACAAAATCGTCCGTTGGCAGGGTGGTAAAACCAACGGCGGCGGAGGTCGCCCATGCAAGATATGTGTCGTTGATTGCGCAAAGCAGCGGTGTTCCCGATCCGGTATAGGCATAGCCGACCACCGGGGTTGGCAGATAAACCAGTTCGCTGGCCGTGGCGATCGCCAGGGCCGTTCCGTGTCCGGAGAGATCTACAATGTTGGCACTGGCCAATTCCACTGCCGCGCCAGGGCCGAACACCCGGATCAGACTACTGGTCGATGCCCCGCTAGCGGTAAACGGTAAACGATAGACGCCGGCATCGCTGGTGCCGAGATAGATCCCGTTGGTGTTGATCGCTCCGCAGGTGATGTCCCCCATGGCGACCCAGGCGAGGCGGGACCAGTCGTCAACGCTGTAGATATCAGCTCCGTTGGCGCTGACCAGGATAATTCGGCGGCGGCCCGGGTCATGGAGTATCCTCTTTATGGTGGTACTTTGGGTAGCAAGCAGAGCCATTTGCATCAAACCCTTTCGGTTTTGTAGGGCAGCAATTTATTGAGTCTGGACTGTCGCCGACGGCATCCGCAGTCCCTGCCGGTGACGCGGCTGTAAGCCTCGGTGATCCGGACCAGACCGGTTGCACGGGTGACTTTGGCGATGGTATCCCCAAAACCACGGCTCGGTAAACTGGTCGTCCAGGCCTTGGGGCCAGGTACAGCGTCGGCTGAGGCTCCGCACCGAGTACCAACAGGATCGGCGCCTAACCACGCCAGATAGCCGGCTGGGTCAAACTGCCCGCTGCTCTGCGCCAGGTATCGATCCAGGGTTTCGCTGCGGCTGGCGTATTCGGTCTGATTAATGCCAATCTGCTCGGCAGTTTCTCCTCCCCAAATTTTCAGAGCAATCACGGACACTCCCACGAGTAACGATCAACCGTATACAAACAAAAACAATTAATTCCTGAGTTTGTAGCCCCGTCCGGAAAACTATCTCCCCCGCAAACCTTGGTATAATCTGGGTTTATCGCGCAATAATCCTGTGAACAATCCTCTGTGCTTTTATAATAATAGATAGTCTTGGTACTACCATTTATGACGGTTTTATTCGATAATGCTCCGCAACCTGGCCACACAGTGCAATGGGGGGTACTGCAAGGCCCGTAGGCTTCTGACGACGTCAAAACCCACTGGCCGGAAGGGAAGCGGACGGTCATGCTGGCCAGGTTACCACAATCATCACTGACCGCTACCGTGCCGCTACCACAGGCTCCGTTCAGGCTGGTTATCACCCCCGTACCTGGACCAATAGATGCAGAGCTGATGCTGTAGGTATATGGGCCCCGCCCACCCGTGGCGCTGTAGTCGCTGCCAACGGTGGGGGTGGGGGTCCCGTCGATGGTCAGCGCCGGGAGATCATCTCCGCAAGGGTCGGCGCAGATGATGATTGTCCCGTCTGAGGGTTCTGGGGCTTTATCGCAGAGGGTGATTGTGCCGTCTGAGGGTTCTGGACCCTCGTCACATATTTGGATTTCCCCTTCAGTCGGTGTCGTCACGGCAGACCTCATAGGTGCGCTCAGAACCGAAGTCCCCGGACCATCGAGTATCAGACCCTGCCGGCCCGATGTCGAATTTTGTATTGGTGCCGTCAATGGTCACATCATTGGACCCCTCAACCCCACAATCAAAGCAGAATTCGCCGTGCTCGTTGGTGGTGTAGGTTGTGCCGCACATTTCGACCTCTTTAAATTTTAGAGGCTCTCCTTCGCAGCCGACCACTTTACGGCACCCTGTGATGCTGCCGCTGTCCTCATGACCGTCCCGTGGCATCTGTTTGCAAATTTTATTTTTCCCGTCTATTTTTTTACGGTATTCGCCTTTTTCGAGGCCTTCCCAGCTCCATCCCGGGCTGTAATCCCCATCGGAATAAAAGGTTTCTGACTGCTCTGCGTCCAGTGGATGGTCAACCACGCTGATGTCAACATAGGCGATAAAGGGACCGGCGACCACCCGCACCCGGAATTCCGCGACACCTCCGGCGGTGAGGGTAACGCTGGCTTCTCCGGCGCTGGTGTCGGCCCTCGCAGCCGAGAGAGTGGCCCCGTTGCTGCGGCCCACCAGAGTGAATAGCACTTCTGTGCCGTCGGTGACGTTGCTGCCGTCGGCCTGTTTGACGATGGCGGTGATGGTACTGGTCTGGTCTTCCTCGTTGATGACTTCGCGGCCGTTGTAGGTGGCTGCTGCGGCTGTGCCTATTCCTCCGGGAGTCATGAGGATGATTTTATAGGTGCCGGCGGTGGTGTCGTTTTCCCAGCGCACCAAGGTAGCACTGCCAAACGCGCCAACGTTGACGGAAAGGACACTGCTGATTAGATTGTCGACGGACACAGCCTTAAAGGAGTCATCGTATGCTTCAACGGCGGACAGTTCATTGCTGTAAAGACTATCGCTGACCTTTGGCCCCTGCTGGGCGCGGATGGTGGCCGGCTCGGCTATGGCCTTTAGTGAGCCGATGTCTGACCCCTTGAGCGACAGGGTGGCGCGCCCTTCTTGGCCGAGGGCCGAGGCGATGATATAGACCAGGCCGACGGTGGTGCCGGCGCCGATGGAGGTTTGAGCAAAACCGTCGGGCGCGCAGAGGCTGCTGGCGGGCGATACGTTGACCGAGGCACTGGCCTCGTATTCGTCATAATCGATAACTACCGCGGTGCCGGATGGCCCGGGGCTGATGCCGAGGGTGATGGCGGTGGTGTTGGGTGTGGCCGATCCGCCGGTGTAAAAGTTGGTGCCGGTTCGGTTGGTGTCGGAGGCCCGATAAACACCCTGGATGCTGCCGATCGGCTGGGTAGTGGAGACGGCGAGGGTGCCGGTGGTGTTGTGAGCCTCGCCGATTATTTCGTTGGTGACCAGGGCGCTTGACCAGGAAACCTGCTCGGCCCGGGTGTAGCTGACGATAAACAGCTGGGTGGCCTGGGTCGGTACGGTGATGAGCGAGGCGGTGACGGTGCTCGGCGTGATCTTGGCGCCCTTGACCGGGGCTTCCTGTGTGCCGGAGTTGAGCCAGACACCCTGCACGCTGAAACAGCCGGAAACGGGGATCTCGGTGTAGCTGCCGGCAGTGATGGCTTCGTCGCACAGGGCCTTGTGCTGCACCGGGCGGCCGGTGGCGTCGAACACCCGGGCGCGGGCGGTGGCGAGGGCTTCGCCGTCGGCGTCGATGGCTCCGGGGATGACTTGCACCTGGATGACCGGCAGGGTCGGGCGGGTGTAGTCGACGACTTCGCCCTGCACGCGGATGGCGTTGGCGGGATCGTCTACCCGGTCAAAATCGTAATTGAGGGACAAGGCATTGGTGTAGGCGCGGCTGGCGCTCTCGGTGAGGGCGCGGCTCGGGCGGTCGTAAATCTCAAGGCTCAGACCGTCGGCGGTGGTGCGGACACAGGCGGCGCAGGCTTCGGCGATCTCGTTGATGATGTCGCGCCGGCGCTTTTTGCTGACGGTGTAACGCCCGCCGGGGATGGTCGGGTCAAGGGTGGCTTGCCAGATGACCCCGATTGTGGAGCCGGACTGGTTGGTGATGTCCTGATGCGCGACCTGGGCGGCGATGGCGCTGGCGGCCATGTCCATCGGCCAGTCATGGGAGACGGGGCGCCAGTTGTCGAGCACGCCAGCATAGGCCCGCCCGGAGACGGTGGGGTAGCGGTGGTTTTTGACTACGTTGCCGGATTGTTTTTCCAGCAGATAGTAGGTGACCAGATCGCCGTCGGTGACGCGGATGCGCGCTCGGCTCCGGTTGAGTTGTGGATTAAGCAGGGTGACAAATTCGGCGTCGACGTCGGCGGCGAAGGTGAGGGATACCGTGGGGATCACCTGCGACTCTCCGCTGGTGCCGTCGGTGCAGGAGCGGAGCTTTTCGGTGACGTCCTGCCAGGCGAGGGCGGCGTCTTCGATTTCGACTTTGAAGTCTGCTGGGATCATTTTATTGGAAACCGTCCCTTGTCATTGGTCATTTGTCCTTTGTTTTAGGGCGCCAGGCACAGGTGGCGCTACTCGTCGAAATCCTCGATTCCAACGGAAAACATCTCTGACCATTTCTCGGCCTCAGTCGCGTCAAAAGTCCTTTTGAGAACCACCATTTCCCCCCGGCTAAAAAAGAAATAACTGTTTTTGTAACGCTCCAGGGTGTACACGGCAACCCCGTTTTCCAGCGTTTCCTTGGCGAGCAGATAAATGCTTTTGGCTGGCTTTTTTCGAGGGTGCCAACGGAGAAGCAGATTGGTCCAGGAACAAACTGTGATAGAAATTAAAGCCAATGAGGCCAGGAGCTGCATATAGAAGGGCATAGAATTTCTCCTTTATTCGGTGCGCTCCGCGTCGGAGAGATTGCGCTCCAGGTCGCTGATATTTCCGCCGAAGTTGCTGCCTCTGAAATCGCTTAGCTCCTGCTGGGCGGCTTTGGCGCGTTTGAGAGCGCGGATATAAATTTCGACTTCATTCACGGCGACTCCAAGATTTTCCTTGGCGGAGTCCCGGATTGCTTTTTGACCATCCACCAATTCGGTAACACCTTTGATGGCACCTTCGAAGCCTGCGTTTATCCCGTCGAAGGTTTTGTTGATCTCTTCGTTAAATTTTCCTACGCTATCGACCGTCTTCGTAAATGCCCGTTCTGCTTCCTCGGCGGCGCCTTCAAGTTTCCCTCTATTCCCCCCGGCGGCTTGTATATCGCGGCGGATTATGTCCTGTTCGGCATCGGTATTCACGCCCGGGATGCGGCCCAGAGCCCGGGTCATCCCCAGCACCATGCCTCGCATGTCTTGAATAAAATTAAACGACCACAGACGTGCTTCAGCGATGACCCACTTGAGGCCGGCGATAATGTCGCGCCAACCGCCGATGGCCATAATGATTTTTTCGACGACCTGCAGCATGAAGCTGAAAATGGCCGGTAATGCTTTGACGAAGGTGTTCAGAGCTGAGACGACAAGCTCTCCGGCGCGTTCGGCAAACTTGGCGAACTGTCCGCTCTTTTTCCATTCGTTGATTTGATCGAGGACGCCCTTGATATAGGTCTTGATGGCATCGAACGGCCCGGAATCCATGACGGCGGTACGGAAGGAGAACCAGGCGTCCTTGAGCATGGACACCATACCGTCCCAGGTGCCAGCCATGCGATCGGTGGCGCCCCGGAAACGGCTGCCTGAATCGGTCCAGGCTTCCATGAGCTTTTTCCGGGTTTCTTCGGCGGAGTAACTGACCCCGGAGGTAAAGCCGAGCATGGCCAGCACACCCCGCTCGCGGAACAGATCGGCGGAGGCGGCGCCGGCGGAGAGCATGCGACTGACCTGCTCGGTGGCGGTCTGGATATCCAGTCCCGCCGTGGCGGCCAGGTCACCGATCAGCGGCATCCATTCCGTGATTTCGTCCACCCCGCCGGAGAGGATACCCGAGAGTTGGGTGGCTGAAGCCATGATCTGCTCGTATTCAAAAGGCACACGCCCGGCATACTCGGCCATTTCTTTCAGCAGCCGGTTGCCCTCGGAGACGGAACCGAGAAGGCCTTGCATCCGCAGCTTGTAGTTTTCGGTCTGTTTTGCGGCGTCGAGGAAAGATCCGGCCAACTTGGCGATACCCAAGCTGGACAGGCCGAGGGCAATGATGCCGGTGGGGCTGAAAATCTTCCCCGCCAGGGAACCGATGCCGGACAGACCCTTTTTTACCTGGCTGAAAATCCCCTTGGCCTGGTTTTTAGCGCTGATAATCAGCGATATTTTTTTATTTTTGGCCATGGGTTGCTTCCCGATAGGCTTTTTTCCACACGCTTATAAAAAAGCGCGGGTGTCTGGCCAGGTAGTAGAGGCCATTAAAAAACAGTCGCAAGGGCGAGACCTTTCAGGCTATGGGAGGTATGGGAAGCATGGGACTTATGGGAAGCCTTTTTTAAAAGAAACCGATCGCGATGCCGCCAGTAACGGTGAGCGGATCGTCCCAGCTAAAGTCACCATCGTCGTCGCCGATGCTGGGGCCTTCGCGCTGCACATCTTCGACCAGCAGGTGGAGGATGTTGCCGGCCACGGTGCCTTTGGTCATTTCGATGTCTGCCAGGCTACCGGCAAAAAATGCGGTGAAGGCGGTGTCGTCTTCGACCCAGGGCGACAATTTACAGGTGGCGTCAAATTTGCTCGAAAAGGGCAGATCGCTGATGCCGGTGGAGTTGATCCCGCCCCGCTCGCGGCGGGTCATGAGGGACAGCTCCATGCTTTTCATGTTGAGGGCGGCGCTATCGAGCAGCAGGTTGCAACTGGTGCCGATGAGCGGGTCGGTGTCGTCAAAGGTCGGGGTCAGGCCGTCGGTGGCGGCGCTTTCGGCGCAGGTGATGGAGCGCAGGGCAAAGGTGCCTTTGATGACTTCTTTTTCGGTGACGCCGATATCGAGCTTCTCGACGCAGGCGTCGGTGCAGAGCAGTTTGACCCCGTCGAGGAACTGTTCGAGGGTCAGGTAGCTTTCGGTTTCGCTGCCGAGGTGGTGGTAGGTGACCCCGGCGGCGATCACGGCTTCATCGGCGGGCGCAGCGGAAAACGCCCGGTGGACGGTGTAGGTGTAGGGGCCTTCGCCGGTTTTGGTGGCCACGCGGCGGACCTCAAAGCTGCTGCCGATGGCGACACGGATCAGTTGGCCGACGGTGAGATCGAGGGCGCTGTCGAATTCGGTGGTGCTGGCGGCGGCGTCGGCGACGGTGCCGGCGGCGTTGACGGTGGCGGTGCCGAAAAGGGTTTCGAGGAGCGGGCCGAATTCGGGTTGAGTGCCGGCGGTGCCGCTTCCGCGTAGTTCGAGGTTGAGGGGACCTTCGCCCCAGCGGCCGCCGACGGCTTTTTTGCTCGGCCAGCGGCCGCCCCGCACCAGACCGCGATCGATGAGGTTGCCCTTGGGCTGGACAAAGGTGCTCTCCATGAGCACATCGACGGCGTTGTCTCCGGCGACGGTGGCGGCGGAGCCTTTGGCGGGCTGCATTTTGGCGTAGACGGTGGTGTTGCTTTTGCGGTAGATGGCCATGGTGGATCTCCTCTAAATTGCCCACGGGGCGGTGCGGTACATGATGGATAGATTGATCTGGGCACCGGCGAAGAGGCATTCATGTTCTTCGACGGCGAACTGGACGCCGGTGGCGGTGGTATCGACGGCCAGGGTGGACCATTGGGGATCGGTGCCGATGGCGCGGAGTACATCTCCGACCAGCTCGCGGACGACAGCCGGAGCGGTGGCGCCCTTGGCGATAAGCTCGACTTCAAGCTGCAGGGTGTGGTCGAGCCGTCCGGAGACCCCGGCGTCCTCGACCTGTCCGCCCGGGTCGGTGACGATGGCGGCGGGCAATTGGCTGGAGCTCAGGTTGAGCGCCGGCCATTCGAAAACGTTGCTGGTCAGGGTGGCGCTGTAGCCACCGGCTATGGTAATGGCCTTTAGCCGGGTGATTACGGCGGTGACGATCTGCTGGCGGACGGTCATGACTGCCTCAAGGTGAGTTCGCTGCCGCCCATGCCGTCGTCTTTACGTCCGCTGACGGTGTAGGCGGTGCCCCGCACGACCACGGCGGTGCCGTGGTCGGTATCGCCTGGCAGATCGGCGGTCTTGCACAGCAGCATGGGCCCTGAGGATTCGACGCCGAGGCCGAAGGGCGAAGCTGAGGCGAAGGGCTCGTCAAACATGGCGGTGACGGAAACCCCGCCGATGGTGACGGTTTCGCCCCAATCGGCCAGGGCGGCAATCATAATCTCGTTGGTGTCGATGGCCATGGGGTCAGCTCCCTATCGCGCGGATGCAGTGTCCGGAGTCGATCCGCTCTAAAAACCAATCGATCGAGGCTTCCAGGGGGTGGCGCCAGAAGGACAGGCGCGTCTCTTTCAGGATGACTTTCACGTGCCGATCGTACAGGGCGCTGGGGATGATGGACCCGTCCGGATTATAGATATCCGTCCGGTCGACAAGCCTTTTTTTGATCGCCAGCTTGGCGCGCTTGACGCCGATACGGTGGGAGATGGTTTTATCCAGGTCTGCCCCGGGTACGAGGCAGCCGAGGCCCTGGTCCAGACCGATCAGAATGCCGAGCCAATAGGGGATTTTTTGGCCGTTATGGTAGGAGTACCATTTCATGACTTAGCCCCCTTGGCTTTGTCGATGGTGCGCGCCCCGGTGTAGCCGAGGTACCCGACACCGAACAGCCACCAAAGTTCCTCGGGGATGGCGGCAAGCCAGGCCTTCATGCCGGTGGCGATGGATACGGCCAGTTCTGGGTTGAAGGCGTGCAACACCCCCATGGGGATGGCGGCCAGGATCAGCGCATACATCACATATAAAAAGGACGGGCGGGAGCGGCTGGTATATGGGTCTTTGCTTTGCGCTTCGGCGATGATGGCCGACATGCGGATTTCGAGCTCTTTGAGCTCGCCATCCTGCTGCAGCTTCACCAACTCGGCCTTGGCTATGGCGGCCTGAACCGGATCGGGGAATACTTTGTCGATGACTTTGCCGATAACTCCGACGGCTGCGGTGCCGATGCCGATCAAATCCATGGGTGGGTCTCCCTAGGGGTAAACGATCCGGATCCGGTCGGGGATATTTCTGCAGTCAAAATGCAGCCAGTTGACGTTGCCCTCGATGCAGTTGATCAGGGCGAACTGCGGGTGGTCCGGCTGGTCGAGTATGACTTGCCGGGCCTGCTCGGCAGGGACGCCCTTGATGTCGCAGTCAAAGGCGTTGCCCAGGCGGTGCTGGCTGAATTCGGCGCCAACGTTGACCTTGACCTGCGCGCCGAAAAACTCGCGGAGGTTATCGAGGGCCCGGATGTGCTGGCTGAATTCGGCGCCATTGTTGACCGTGACCTGCGCGCCGAAAAACTCGCGGAGGTTATCGAGGGTCCGGATGTGCTGGCTGAGTTCGGCGCCATTTCCACAGCTTCTGGGGCGCAAGCCGCGGAAATGGAAGGGGCCGCCGGAGTGGTAGTTGTTGACCGTGACGGGCGCGGCGAAAAACTCGCGGAGATTGTCGAGGGCCCGGAGGGCCTGGGGGTTGAAGAATTCCCAGGCGCGCAGGCCGTAGCGGTCGAATGTTTTTTCGTCGACCAGCTCGTATATTTTGAAGTGGCGGCAGATATACATCAGGGTCTCCCTCTAAACCAAAACATCAGCATGCCGGTGGATACCCCGGCGAAAACGGTCATGGCGGCCCCGACCATTACCCACAGAAATTTACTGGCGGCGGAGCCTGGCGCTTTTTCGAGGGACTGGATTCGCTCTTCGTGGTGCTTGAGCCAGTCTCGGCTGTCTTTCTGGTCTTCGTCGAGGTGCTTGATCTCGATCCGCTGCTCGGCCAGGGATTCGAGGGCCGATACCATGCGGTCCATTTTTTTGTCGAGGTCGGCCCAGCGCTGACCGAGCAGGCTGATTTGTCCCTCGTTCATGCAATGGTCGGCCATTGGGTTTCCCTGGGTGCGCGGGGCCTCTCGCGAGGAGATGGGGACCGATAAGGCCCCGCGCGGGTTAAGGGGTGG